TGCACCAGTTATCGGACTTTGCCCTGAACACCACCGAGGAAATACAGGTGTTCATGGTCTTGGAGCAAAAGGGTTTGAAAAACATTATCAAATTGGACAAGAAGATTTGCTTGAAATGACGGAGAAATTGCTTGAGTCCTTATAAAATTTTAGAACCAACTGTTATTAGTTTTAGCGGTGGTCGTACTTCTGCCTATATGCTTTGGAAGATATTAGAAGCCAATAATGGATTGCCTGATGAAGCCATCGTTTGTTTTGCCAATACAGGCAAAGAAGAAGAAGCAACCCTTGAATTTGTTAGGAATTGTGCAAAAAACTGGAATGTAAAGATACATTGGATTGAATATCAGTATGCTGAAAAGCCAGCCGACAGATGGAAAGAAGTGACTTTTGAAACGGCTAGTCGTAATGGCGAACCATTCTTTCAATTGATTGATCAAAACGGTAGCCCATACCTTCCTAACCCAGTAGCTAGAATCTGCACAGCCAAGCTCAAAATACGAGCTATCCATGCGTTTTTAAAAGCAAAAGGTTGGGAGCATAATGAAAACATGGATTGGGTAGGCATTAGGGCTGATGAAATGCGTAGGGCAAACAAAATGGACAGGGAAAGAACTCCTTTAGTCACAGATGGTGTAACCAAGCAAACTGTTGGTGATTTTTGGAAAAGCCAAGACTTTGACCTTGGTTTGCCAAACATGAACGGAGTCACCATGCACGGCAATTGCGACTTGTGCTTTTTAAAGCCTACACATCAAATTATTAGCCTTATCAGAGAAAACCCAGCTAGGGCAGATTGGTGGATTGCTATGGAAAACCACGCACAATCAAGCAACAAAACCTATGGTGATGGAGCAAAGTTTAGAAAAGACAGACCAAGTTATGCAGAATTAAAGCGTTTTGCTTTGTCCCATGACGATATGTTTGATAACACAGAAGAAACAATACCTTGTTTCTGCGGAGATTAAATGCTAGTTCTTAACCTACCCCTACCCCCATCAGTCAACCACTATTGGGGGGTGCATGGCCATCGCAGATATGTTTCAAAAGCTGGCAAAGAGTTTAAACTTGCGGTGCAAGACTATGTAATTGAGAATTGTGTGCCTAAACTAGGTGAAAAACGCTTAGAAATGCAAGTTACACTATATCCCAAGGATAGACGCAAGCAAGACATAGATAACCGCATTAAAGCCCTTTGGGATGCTTTAGCGGATGCTGGTGTATTTGATAACGATGAACAAATTGATGTTTTAATGGTACAAAGGGGCGAAATCCGCAAAGGCGGTGGATGCTTGGTAATGATAGATGAGATTGATGCGACACGATAATAGAGAATCAGGCGATAGAACATTGCAGGAATGTACCAACTGTAGACAACGAAAACCCAAAGAATTTGGTCGTTATGTGCCATATAACGAAGGTTTAAATCAAAAATGGGTATGTGGTGGTTGCTACGAGAAAAGAAACAGGCGATAATGTAACTACGAAGTGATATTAGGGGAAATCCATTGAAAGTACCCACTTTTTTGGAGATGCCATGAAAGAGTGTGCCTTATTTACCCTAACGCTGTTGCATAGTGCGACCAACGCACACTTGATGCACTTTAAAACCAAGTCATTTTCACAGCACATGGCTTTGGGCACTTATTACGATGAAATCGTAGACCTAGTTGATGGATATGTAGAAGCCTACCAAGGCATTTATGGCCTGATTGAAGATTATCCTAATGTCTACCATGCACCAAAAGATTCAGTTAAATACTTTGAATCCTTACAAAGATTTGTCAAAGATGCTCGCCAAGACTTGCCAAAAGACTCACAGCTTGAGAATTTAGTTGACGGTATTGCTGATTTAATTGATTCTACAACTTACAAACTTAAATTTTTGGGGTAATTATGCCATTGGATAAATCAGGATCAGAAGCATCAGTCGGCAAAAACATCAAAGCCGAGATGAAAGCTGGTAAGCCTAAGAAGCAAGCCGTGGCGATTGCACTTAATGTTGAGCGTGATAACGCCAAAGGTGCTCGCAAAGCTACTTTAGAAGAAGCTTATGGTCGTTTTCTTGGTGAGCGTGAAGAAGAAAAATGAGCCGTAAAGATGACATCCGTGCAGCAGTAGAAAAGCACGATAAGCCAATTGCCAAGACTACTAAAGGCAAAGGCCGTCATTACTTGTCAGCCGAAGAAGGTGCTGGCATGACTGAAGCAGGTAGAAAAGCGTACAACGCAAAGAATAACGCAAACTTACAAGCCCCCCAATCTAGTGGCCCACGCCATGATAGTTTCTGTGCAAGATCAGCAGGATGGACTGGGGAACGAGGTAAAGCAGCTAGAGCAAGGTGGAAATGCTAATGAAAAACGGACTATATGCAAATATTCACGCTAAACGCAAAAGAATCGCTGAAGGTTCAGGCGAAAAGATGAAAAAAACTGGTGCTGAAGGCAGGCCATCTGCCCAAGACTTTAAAGATGCTGCCAAGACTGCAAAGCCAACACGCAGAGAAACCATTGAATCTAAGATGAAGGATATGTAATGAAACACTACAGCCGAACATACAAAAAAGAAGATGCAATGCTTAGACCTGAGCATGAATCTACATTAGAGAAACAACAAAGACTAAGATTAGAGCGTAGAGCCGCTATCGCTAATAAAGTGAAAGACTTGGATAAAGAAGTCAAATAGTAGTAAACTTAACTTATCTTAATCAACCACTTGGTAAAGGTATGGACACTAAATTAGAGAAAACTGCTGTAAAGCGTAAACCGCCAAGAGCAGGTATGGGTAGACCAGCAGGTGTGCCTAATAAAGCTACAGCCAACGCTAGAGAAGCGATTGCCAAATTTGTAGAGGGTAACTCGCACAAGATGGAAGAATGGCTTGTACAGGTCGCAGAAGGCGTTAGAAACGAAGATGATAAATACATCGTTTTACCTAATCCTGAGAAAGCCTTTGGTATGCTCCAAAGCGTTATGGAGTATCACTTACCTAAATTAGCTAGGACTGAACATACAGGCGATGAAGATCAGCCAGTTAAGATAATTCACGAACATAAGTTCCTAGATTGAAAGAAGTCCGTAAGCTCTACGAGTACCCATATAAAGCCCGTGATGCTTTCCTAGATTTTCACAGGAGAGAACAGCGTTGGGCTGTGCTTGTTTGCCATCGTAGAGCAGGCAAGACAGTAGCGACCATTGCAGACATTATTCGTAGGGCAGTAACAGAGAATAAGCCTGATGCCCGTTATGCTTACATTGCACCTTACTACGCACAAGCTAAGAACATTGCTTGGGATTATTTACTCAAGTTTGCAGAGCCAGCCATTGTCAAGGCTAATCAATCAGAGTTATGGGTAGAACTAGTCAATGGAGCTAAGATTAGACTGTTTGGTGCTGATAATCCTGACAATCTACGGGGTTTGTACTTAGATGGTGTTGTTCTTGATGAATATGCAGACATGAAACCTCGTATGTGGGGTGAAATTGTGCGACCATTACTTGCTGATAGACAAGGTTGGGCCACATTCATTGGTACACCTAAGGGCCATAATGCCTTCTACGACATCTATAACGAAGCCCAAAAGAACCCTAATTGGTATGTTAAGACACTAAGAGCAGACCAATCAGGACTATTGCCTGAAGCTGAATTGATAGACGCTCAGAAATCTATGTCTGATAACCAGTACGAACAAGAGTTTCTATGTAGCTTTGAAGCTGCCATCCTTGGTGCTTACTATGGCCAAGAGATGCGTAGGCTTACAGACCTTGAGCGTATTACAACCATTGATTACGACCCTATGTTCCCTTGTCATACAGCTTGGGACTTGGGTTTCAATGATTCCACATCTATTTGGTGGTTTCAAGTGGTTTACGGTGAGATTAGAGTGCTTGACCATCACTCATCAAACGGTCAATCTATACCGTATTACACAGGTTTATTGGCACAAAAAGAAGATGAGTTTGGGTACAAATATGGCTTCCATTATCTCCCCCATGACGCTAGAGCAAAAACATTAGCAAGTGGTGGTAAGAGCATAATCGAGCAAATTTCTGCAAAAATTGACATAAAACATCTAAAAATCGTACCAAATTTGTCATTACAAGACGGAATTCAGGCAACACGACTTGCATTAACTCGTGCTTGGTTTGATAATAGGTGCGAAGAAGGTATCGAATGTTTGCGTCAATATCAGCGAGAGTGGGATGATGATAAAAAAGTATTTAGGGATCGCCCAAAACATGATTGGACATCACACTCAGCAGATGCGTTTAGGTATCTCAGCATTGTTTGGAAAGACGAGGATACACCTATCCTTAGAGATTCAAGAGTTACAGGCCTTCATGTCGGTCAAACGGATGTCACGCTTGATGAGATGTGGAAAATGACCCCTAAAACAGTTAATCGCAGGATATAAACATGAAACATACATACCAAGATTGGTACAACTGCATAGCCCAGTATGAGCGTACATACAAAGAATGGGAAGGCAGAGCAGATAAGATTGTCAAGCGTTATCGTGACGAATCTCGCAGTCGCAACAATCCTAATGCTAAGTTCAATATCCTGTGGAGCAATGTTCAGACCATCACTCCTGCGGTATTTGCCCGTTTACCTAGACCTGATGTAAGCCGTAGATTCCGTGACAATGACCCAGTAGGGCGTGTTGCTTCGATGATGCTTGAAAGAGCCTTGGAGTATGAGATTGAACATTATGGTGACTACGCTAGTGCCATGAAACAAACAGTTCAAGACCGCTTATTGGGTGGTCGTGGTACAGCTTGGGTTCGTTATGAGCCACATATTGTTGGTCAAGCAGCTGGCATGGGTGAAGATGCTCCTGATGATGGCTTCCAAGTAACTGAAGATATTGACGAAGCAGAAACCGAAGGCGGTATGTTCCGTGAAGATCAAGAGCGTATTGAATACGAATGTGCTCCTGTTGATTATGTACATTGGCGTGACTTTGGTCTTACCGTTGCCCGTACATGGGAAGAAGTAACTGCGGTATGGCGTAAGGTTTACATGGGTAGACCAGCTTTAGTTGAACGCTTTGGTGAAGAACTTGGCGGTCAAATCCCATTGGATACAAAGCCTGAAACATCTAAATCATTTAATGAAAAGATGGGTGAAGGTGCATCTGAAGCCGTAGTCTATGAGATTTGGGATAAAACCACAGGTCAAGTTATTTGGCTAAACAAATCAATGGGTAAGATTCTTGATACCCGTGATGACCCACTACAGTTAGAAAACTTTTGGCCATGTCCAAAGCCAATGTTCTCAACAATCACCACAGACAGCCTAATCCCTGTACCTGACTTTGTTCTATACCAAGACCAAGCTAGACAGTTAGACACATTAGCAGACCGCATTGATGGATTCATTCAAGCCCTTAAAGTTCGGGGTGTTTACGATGCTTCTGAGCCATCACTTGCCCGTCTATTCTCTGAAGGCGAGAACAATGCTTTGTTACCAGTTAAGAATTACGGTGCATTTGCTGAGAAACAAGGTCTTAAAGGTGCAATTGATTTAGTAGACATAGCTCCAATTGCTCAAGCCTTGAATATGTCTTATCAGGCTATGGATCAAGTTAAGGGTCAAATCTACGAGATTATGGGTATTGCTGATATTCAGCGTGGCCAAACAGACCCCAACGAAACGCTTGGTGCTCAGATTATCAAGAGTAACAACGCATCAGGTCGTTTAAAGACTATGCAACATGATGTGGTCAACTTTGCCACGGCCTTGTTACAAATCAAAGCACAAATTATTTGTCAGCACTTTACCGATGACACCATCGTTAAGATTTCAGGTGCAATGCAATTAAGCCCACAAGATCAGGCACTTATCCCACAAGCCTTGCAGTTATTGAAGGATGAGCCAGCCAAGAACTTCCGTATTGAAGTAACTACGGATTCAATGATTTATCAGGATGAGCAACAGGAAAAGCAAGACCGTGTTGAGTTCTTGACAGCAGTAAGTCAGTTTATGCAGACTGCATTGCCAGTAGCTCAAGGTGTACCTGAATTGACGCCATTGTTGATGGAAATGTTGAAGTTTGGCGTTACAGCATTTAAGGCTGGTAAAGGTCTTGAGGGTCTTATTGATGAAACTGCCGACCAGTTTAGAGCACAAGCTGAAGCAGCTAAAGGCCAACCTAAACCACCGACTCCTGAACAATTGAAGCAACAAGGTGAGATGCAGAAGCTACAGATGCAATCTCAGATTAAGCAACAAGAGATGCAAGCTCAGATGCAACTTGAACAACAGAAGATGCAGATGCAAGTTGAGATGGAGCGAGCCAAGCAAGAGTATCAATCTCAAGAAACTCAATTGCGTATGCAGTTAGAAGAACAGAGAAATGCTCAAGAGCGTGAGATGGAGATGAGAATTGCTCAGATGAAGATGCACACAGAACGCAATACTCAAGTCTTGTTAGCCCACATTAACAACGGTGCTAAGATTGAGGTAGCTCGTATTGGTGCTGATGAATCTGATGGAGCTATGGCTTACATGACCGAACAAGATATGGCTAAGTCTATGGAACATCCATTACAGCCTATTGCTGATGCTATCGGGCAAAGTAACCAACAAATGACTTTGGCTTTATCTGATTTAGTGAATACAATCAATGACAACCAAAATAGACCAAAGCAAGTGATTAGGGGTCAAGACGGTAAAATTATCGGGGTTCAATAATGGCTATAACAGTCAAGCATAATAAAGTATCGCTAATCCCTGATGCTGGGGATGACACGCTCATTGAACCATCAGATTGGAACGCTGACCATACCCTTACAGGTCTTGGCACAATGGCAGAACAGAACGCCAATTCTGTGGCCATTACAGGTGGTACGATTAGTGGTGTTACATTGCCAGCTTCTAACATTACAGGCACTCTTGGAGTTCCTAATGGTGGTACAGGTGCAACAACTCTTACAGGATATGTAAAAGGTACTGGCACTACAGCCATGACTGCATCGGCAACCATTCCAAACACAGACATTACAGGTCTTGGAACGGCATCAACTAAAGACGCAGGTTCACCTTTGGGCGTGGCCACACTAGATGCTGGCGGTAAAGTGCCTATATCTGAATTACCTGCTGCTGTTCTTGGAGCATTGAGCTATCAAGGCACATGGGATGCAAGCACCAATACACCTACCTTAACTTCAAGCGTAGGCACTAAAGGTTATTACTATGTAGTTTCAGTAGCTGGATCAACAAACTTAAACGGCATTACTGATTGGCTTGTTGGTGATTGGGCGGTATATAACGGTTCAGTATGGCAAAAGGTAGACAACACAGAAACCGTAACTTCTGTGAACGGTCAAACTGGTGCGGTAGTTCTTACAACAACCAATATCGCTGAAGGTACAAACGAATACTTTACAACTGCTAGAGCTAGGGCTTCAGTAAGTGCTGGTACAGGCATAAGTTACGATAACGGTACAGGCGTAATCACTAACTCTGCACCCGATCAAACTGTAAGTCTTACAGGTGCTGGCACAACATCTATTAGTGGCACATACCCTAACTTCACCATTACATCTAACGATGAATTTGACGGTGATGTGGTTGGCCCTGCAAGTGCAACAGATAACGCAATAGCTCGTTTTGATACGACTACTGGCAAACTAATACAAAATTCAACAGTAACCGTTAGCGATACAGGTGCGATTGCTGGTGCTGAATCTATCTCAAACATAGACTTTGCTCAGTTTGATACTACCGTTACCCCAGTAGAAGCTGTAGCTAAACTTCAATGGGATGATGGCAACGGAACGCTTCAGGTCGGTTTAAAAGGTGGCAATGTAAACCTACAAATTGGCCAAGAATTAGTTGCTATGTGCTATAACGATTCAGGCGTTGCTTTAACTGATGGCCAAATTGTTTACATTTCAGGTGCTCAAGGCAATCGTGTTGCAGTAAAACTAGCTTTAGCAACTACTGACGGCACATCTGCTGGTACGCTTGGCATGGTCACAGAACCAATTGCTATCGGTGCTGAAGGTTTTATTACCGTCATGGGCACAGTCAACAAGCTAAATACTTCAGGTTTAACTCAAGGTGCAATCATTTACTTGTCACCAACAACTGCTGGTGCATACACAACAACCAAGCCTACTGCACCGCAACATACTGTAACACTTGGATATGTTGAAAGAGTTAGCTCCACGGTAGGTTCAATTTATGTAAAAGTTGACAACGGATATGAATTAGACGAATTACACAATGTTTTAATTACAAGTCCAACTAGCGGTAATACTTTAATTTATGATGGCGTTGCTGGAGTTTGGAAAAATGCAAACCTTAGTGATGGTACAGGAATCAGCGTAACAGAAGGTGCTGGTTCAATTACAATCACAAATACAGCCCCTGACCAAGTGGTTAGCTTAACTGGTGCTGGTACGACATCAATTAGCGGAACTTACCCTAATTTCACCATTACAAGCGATGACCAATTCGATGGCACGGTCACAAGTGTAGATTTAACTGCTGGCACAGGTATATCTGTATCAGGTGGCCCAATTACTTCTAGCGGTAGCATTACAGTAACAAATACCGCACCTGATCAAGTAGTTTCATTAACAGGAGCAGGAACTACTAGCATTAGCGGTACTTACCCTAACTTTACGATTACTTCTGATGACCAGTTTGACGGCACAGTTACTAGCGTAAGTGGTACAGGCACAGTCAATGGCATCACATTAAGCGGTACGGTTACATCATCAGGCAACCTAACCCTAGGCGGCACATTATCAGGCGTAAGCCTTACAACCCAAGTAACAGGTACATTGCCTGTAGCTAATGGCGGTACAGGACTTACTAGCCTTACAGCTAACAGAGTGCCTTACGGTAACGGTACAAGTGCTTTAGCTAATGAAGCTGACTTTACTTACGACCCATCGCTAAATACATTAACTGCACCACAAATTAGTGCATCAAATGGTATTGTGGTGAACAGTAATACAGTATCTGCAAGCTACTCAATTCCTAGCGGTTCATCAGGCATGAGTGCAGGGCCAATTACTGTGGCATCAGGTCAAACCGTGACTATTCCTAGCGGAAGTCGTTGGGTAATCTTGTAATGTTTTCAACGGCTTTTCAGGCTAATGCGTTTCAAAATAACGCTTTTCAAATCTACATCCCACCACCACCTGATAACCAAAAGGTCGGTGGCGATGATGCTGAATGGACACCTGAGGAGCTAAAGAGATTACGCAGACTATCTGCAAAAATAGCAGAGCGTCAACGCAAACTTGAGCAAGCTATTAAAGATGCAAACGCATCACGCAAACAAGCATTTAGAGATAAGATTGATTCTGTTGCAAAAGTTAAGCAATCTAAAGTACAATCCAAACAAGAGGTTAAAGCTGATATACCGTCAGTCGATACAGAAGAATTACAACGGTCTATAAGCTACCTTGAAAGACAACGGGATAACATCCTTGCGGTAGTAGCTTACAGAAACGAAATGGCTCGTATGCAGTACGAGTTACAAGTGCTAGAAGCCAAACGCCAAGAGGAACTTGACGATGAGGTTTCACTATTACTATTGCTTTAAACCCACACGCAGAATACAAGAAAGCCTACGATAACCTACACGCAGGGCGTTATGCTGCTGGATTTAGGCTTTTTGAATACCGTTGGCATAAAGACATCTTAGCCAATCAAACAATTCCGTATGACAGATTGCCAAAAGCCCCTAAAACATGGCGAGGCGAGTCATTGATTGGCAAATCTATTGTGGTACAGATGGAGCAAGGCTTTGGCGATATATTCCAATATGCTAGATTCTTGCCAGCTCTTAAAGTTTTGGGTGCAGAGAAGCTTGTAGTTCTTTGCGTTCCACCACTTATGCAGTTACTTGGCCAAATGGAGTGCATAGATCAACTAACAAACCTTACAGAAGATGGCCCAGCACACGAATGTGACTACTGGATTGGATCTATGTCACTTCCGTACTACATTGACTGCTCAATGCCTTATGTAAAAGCCTTATTCCCTATTAATAACACCAAGGTTGTTGGCTCAGAAGGCTACTTTGAAGCCGAACCAAGCAATATTCCTAAGAAAATAGGCGTTAATTGGTCTGCAAGCAAGGGTGCTTTGCATTGGATTAAGTCTATTTCTGCCGAACACATGAATGAATTGGTAGGAAATGACGCTTATTCGTTAAACCCTGAAACAGACGCCAATTTCTACCCTTTACCGAACGATGGGTGGAAGAAAGACTGGTCAATTACTGCTAAACACATGAAAGCCATGAAGGGCGTTGTCACAGTAGACACAGGAACTGCTCACTTGGCTGGTGCTTTGGGCGTTAAATGCGTGGTTTTGCTACCTAAAGAAGAATTTGTCTGTTGGAGATGGAAAAACGCAAGATGGTATGACAGCGTTTGCCTACTTAGACCCCATGAATACGATAAATTACCTGAAATCATAAGGAGAATGTAATGGCATTGGTAAAAGTGATGGTTACTTGCCCATGTTGCAAGGTTCAACACGAAGAATATGACGAGAATGAGCTAAGTGATAAGGAAAAGTACCTTATTTACTGGAATATCCCGTTTGATACCCCTGAAGCAGAGCAAGCATGGAAGGATAAACAAGCCATGACACGCAAAGAAGCCCCAATGATTGTACCTGACATTGAAGGCCACATCTCTATGGCTGATGGTACATGGATTTCATCAAGGTCTAAGCACCGTGAGAACCTAAAGCGTAATAACTGCGTAGAAATTGGCAACGATATACCAATGGAACGCAAACCAATCGAAATTAGTCGTAAAGACCAAGAGGCCCGTAAGCGTCAAATTGCGGAAATTGCATATTCAAAACTTAAATACAGATAAGGAACAACCATGTCAGATGACCGCAGAGAGATGTTAGAAGCAGCATTAGACCAAGCCGAAGAAGGCACATTAGAAGCACCAATCGAAAAGGAGATTGAAGTAAATGACGATCCAATCCAAGCCGAAAACGCCAGCGAAGAAACCAGCGTTGAAGAAAGCGACAACCGTGACGAAAAAGGTCGCTTCAAAGCCCAAGAATCCAATACCGAAAGCGATCAAGGTACAGAATCTGAGCCTGTGGCAGAAGCTAGTGATGTTCCTGACGAGGAAGTAAAACGCCCTACTACTTGGAAAAAAGAGTATGTAGAGGTATGGAACAAGATGCAAGAAGGCAAACCTTTAGATAAAGCAGAATTCATTAAGTTTGCTGAATACGCTAATCAAAGGGAAGCAGAATACAAGAAGGGCGTATCTGCTTACAAGGCTGAAGCTGATAGTGCTAGAGAATTAACCCAAGCTTTAGGTCAATTTGCACCTGAGTTACAAGCTCAAGGTATTCACCCTGTAGCTTGGATTAATAATCTAGGTCGTGCTCACATGATTTTAAGCAAAGCACCATACGAACAAAAGGTTCAATTGTTCCATAGACTTGCACAAGATTATGGAATACAATTAAATCAAGATGCAGTTCAGATGCCTGAACAACAATATGTAGACCCGTATCAACAACAGTTAATGCAACAGCTACAAGTAACACAACAGCAAGTTGACCAACTGAAAGCGATTAGGGAGCAAGAAGAAAACGCTCGGTTGAACCAAGAAATCAGCCGAGTAAGTAATGACAGAGAGCGGTTTCCGCACTTTGAAATGGTAAGGGAAGATATGGCTCAATTACTTGAGCGAGGTTTAGCCCAAGACCTAGAATCGGCTTATGCCAAAGCTGTGCGTATGAACGATGAAGCTTACAAACTGGAACAGGATAGACTCCTGAAATCAGTAAGTACTCAAGCATCTAAGGCACAACAAGTAGCTAAAGCTAAAGCAACTGCTGTTAGTCCACGATCCGTTACACCTAGCGGTCAAGTGAAAAGCACAGATGCAAAGGATAGACGATCCTTGTTGATGGCTAATTTGGCCGATGCAGAGGGTGGTCGGGTTTAACTTAATTTAATAAAGGAAATATCATGGCTTTTGCTAACTCAGCAATCACCGATATTATCGCTACTACCATTCAAAGCCGTAGCGGAGTATTGGCAGACAACTTAACACAAAACAACGCAATCCTACAAAGATTGAACTCTAAGGGTAATGTACGCCCATTCTCAGGCGGTAATGTGATTTTGGAAGAAATCATGTACAACGACCCAGCAACGAACAACGCTAACTCATATTCAGGTTACGAAGTTCTTAACATCACTCCTGACAGCCCTATCTCTGCTGCTCAGTTCAGCATCACTCAGTATGCTGACTCAGTAACAATGAGCGGTCTAGAAATGTTGCAAAACTCAAGCAAAGAAGCAATCATCGACTTGTTAGATGGTCGTATGCAAGTTTCTGAAGCTCGTCTTTTGAACCGTATTTCTACAGACCTATACGGTGACGGTACTGGCAACGGTGGTAAGAACATTACAGGTCTTGCAGCTGCTGTTTCAACATCACCTACAACTGGTACATACGGTGGTATTAACCGTGCAAACTGGGCGTTTTGGCAGAACCAAGCAACAACTGGTGCTGACTCATCTACTTTGATTCAAGCTGCTATGACAACTGCCGCTATCAAATCTGTTCGTGGATCTGATAAGGTTGACTTGATTATTGCTGGTAACACTTTGTATCAACGCTATGTTGCATCTCTACAAGCTATTCAGCGTATCGCTGGTGTAGAAGAAGGTGCTGCTGGCTTTGCTTCATTGAAGTTCTACGGTGGCGGTATGTCTGCTGATGTGGTATTGGGTGGCGGTATCGGTGCTCAAGAAAACGCATTGACAATGTATTTGTTGAACACAAACTACATTTTCTTCCGTCCACACAAAGAGCGTAACTTTGTACCTATCGGTGGTGAGCGTCAGTCAATCAACCAAGATGCAATCGTGAAGTTATACGGTTGGGCTGGTAACTTGACTTGTTCTAATAGCTCATTACAAGGCGTGTTGACAGGTTCTTAATCTGACAACCCAACTTAACCAATAGAAAAGGAAATATCATGTCATACAACATTACCCCAACCTCAGGTATTGATTTGGACTCTATCGTTCAAACTAATCCTAACTCTGCTGGCGTAGCTATTCCTACGAATGGCCCAGCAGGATCACAGGTATTTGGTTCAGACGGCAAGCGTTATGTACTAGCTCAAGCTGGTGCAGCGATTGTTGCCTCAACTGCTACTTGTTCAATCAACGCTTCAACATTTGTTGCTACAGGTTCTGCTGGTTCATATTTAAGCCCAGCCGTTGCTTTAGCTTCAGGTGATTATGCTTGGTTCGCAGCAACTAGTGTTTAATAGCACTATGTAGTAAAAACGGGGGGTTACCTTAATCGGTAGCCCCTTTTTCTCTTTAACTTTACCTAATACCTTAGGAGATTTAAAAATGGCATTACCTTCAGATCAGCAAGGAGCAGATTCACGCTTACAAGTACGCTTTTACAAGCGTTCAGTACACCAAGAGCAAGAATCCTTAGACGCAGGCAGACCAATCTACAAAGACTTTGACTTTGTGCACATTTGTGTTGCTGGCGATACACTCACCGAAATTGACACTTATGCCCTAAACAGCCATAAGCAACGCTTCCCTATTCAATGGGCTAACTATATGAATAGACAAGGTGCTCACGATGAGGAAATCATTGGAACACCTTTATCAGAATGGCCTTTAGTATCAAAAAGCCAAGCTGAAGAACTAAGGGGCATGAAGTTCCACACGGTAGAATCTATTGCAAACGCTTCAGATCAACAGTTACAGCGTATAGGTATGGCAGCAGGTATGTCACCCTATGCGTTCCGTGACAAGGCAAAGGCATTTTTAAATCTAGCAACAACGGCAGCAGAAACTGACAAGCGTGAGCAAGAAATTAACGCTTTGAAAGAAGAACTTGCCAAAAAGGAGCTAGAAACTGCTAAAATGAAACAAGAAACAGATGCGAAGTTGGCACAAATGCAAGAGCAAATGGCCACTATACTTGCTGCTGTTGGTGAAAAAAAACCCCGTAAACCTAAAG